AAAAGTAGTTAAAAAACGTAAGTAATCAAAATATTGACAGGTCAGGTCTTGTATAGTATAATTACTATACAAACTGACCTTTTTTATGAGAAATTAACCATGACAGACTTTTATTCAAAATTAGGTGTGTCCAACGACGCATCACAAGACGATATTAAAAAAGCATATCGTTCGTTAGCAAACAAACACCACCCTGACAAAGGCGGAAACCAGGCAACGTTTAAAGATATTTCAGTAGCGTATGATACGTTAAGTGATCCACAAAAACGTCAAGAATATGACATGCAACAAAATGGACACCAATTTAGTGGATTTGGAGGAGGACAACATTTCCATTTTGATATGAATGATGTATTTGGACAGCATGCGCATTTTACAAATATGTTTGGAAATGGGTTTAGACAACAACAACGTAATAAAGATTTAAATCTACAAGTGCAAGTAACATTAGTTGAATCATTTAACGGTAAACAAGTAGATGCAACATTTAATTTACCCAGTGGTAGACCTCAAACCGTTTCTATAAACGTACCTGCAGGCATTGATCACGGAGACGCTATCCGATATAACGGATTAGGTGACGATTCTATCTCCGGTATTCCTCGAGGAAATCTTAATGTTACTATTCATGTACTGCCAGATCGTAACTTTAGACGTGAAGGTAATGATTTATATACTACATTAGATATTAATCCAATTGAAGCAATGATTGGATGTATTAAACCGGTTAACACTATCACCGGAGGAACTATTGACTTAACAATTAGACCTGGAGTAGAAACAGGAACAAAATTTGCAAACGGTTCCGGTTTTACTAATTTACATAGTAAACAAGTTGGACAATTTATTACAATTATTAATATTAAAGTTCCTGCAATTACTGATCCTTCATTAATTTCACAATTAAAAATATTAAACAGTCAAATAAATTGACTTTTAATTGTAATAGTGTATAATATAACTTTATTAACAACTACACAAGGAACTTATTATGGTTGAACCAAGCGAAAATTTACAAGCAATTTTTGATAAAGCTATCTCGTCTGCAAAAAATATGCATCACGAGTATGTAACACTTGAGCATGTATTGTTCGCAATGCTCATGGAGGATAAAGCATTTACTGACTCACTAGACCATTTTGGTGCTGACACTTTATTTTTAAAAAATGTAGTTCTTGACCATTTGCAATCAAAATGTCACGAAATTACTACAGTTGATGTAGTCGTTAAACCTAAGAAAACACAAGCAGTTGAACGCTCATTAAATCGCGCATTTACGCAAGTGTTGTTTAACGGTGGCACACGTATTGAACCAGCTGACTTCTTTTTAGCTATGTTGGGAGAAAAACGATCTTGGGCGTTTTATTATGTAGCACAAGTAAACATTACTAAAGAGAAATATGCCGAATACGTTCAAAATGTTACGTTAGATGAAGATACACCTGCAGGTGCAGCTAAACCTAATTCACAAACACACAAAGCGTTACAGGCGTATACTACTAATTTAAACGAGGAAGTTAAGAATAGTAAAATTGATCCTGTTATTGGCCGTGTAGATGAATTAGAACACATCGCACTAGCACTCGGACGTCGCAGTAAAAACAATGTTATTATGGTAGGTGATCCGGGCGTAGGTAAAACTGCAATTGCTGAAGGGCTTGCATTTAATATTGTAAATGGATCAGTTCCTGAGTTCCTTATAGATTATACTGTGTATAATTTAGACATTGCTGCAATGTTAGCAGGTTCTAAATACCGAGGTGATTTTGAAGAACGTTTTAAACAAGTAATTAAATCATTACAAAAACTTGGTAAATGCGTATTGTTTATTGATGAAGCACACATGATCAGTGGCGCAGGTGCATCAGGTAGTTCATCAAACGACTTAGCAAATATGATGAAACCTGCATTAAGCAAAGGCAACATTAAAGTTATTGCATCAACTACATGGGACGAGTATCGTAAACACTTTGAGAAAGATCGGGCATTGATGCGCAGATTCCAACGTATTACAGTTGATGAACCTACTCAAGAAATGACTTTACAAATTCTTAAAGGTATTAAGAAATATTACGAAGGACATCACAAACTTAAAATTAAGGACGAGGCATTGCAAGCGTCAATTAAATTATCTGTAAAATATCAAGCAGATAAAAAATTACCTGATAAAGCAATTGACTTAATTGACTGTGCGTGTTCACGATTTAACTTAAAAATTGCTGATCAACGGGTAGTTACTGAAGCTGATATTCAGTTTGAATTAGCTAAAATGGTTAACATGCCAGTTGAACAAATTATGCAAACTGAAACTAGTTCGCTAATTACCCTACAAGAAAAACTTGAAGCTGAGGTATTTGGTCAAGATACTGCGTTAACTGAAATTGTTGATAAAATTATGGTTGCACAAGCAGGTTTAAAATCAGAAAATAAACCAATTGGCAGCTTTGTATTTATGGGGCCTACCGGTTGCGGTAAAACTGAGACTGCTAAGGCACTTGCTAAACATTTAAATACTAAATTATTACGATTTGATATGTCAGAATATCAAGAGAAACACAGTATTAGTAAACTGATTGGTAGTCCTCCTGGTTATGTAGGATTTGAAGATAATGCAGGTCTTTTGATTACACAAATTCAAGAGAATCCTAATGCTGTATTGCTATTTGATGAGATTGAAAAATCGCATCCTGACGTATCTACTGTATTATTACAAATGATGGACAACGGGTTTATTACAGGGTCAAATGGTAAACAAGCTGATTGTCGTCACATTGTATTAATTTTAACTACTAATGCCGGCGCTCAAACTGCAGAAAAGAATCAAATTGGTTTTGGTGCTCAAGAAAAAGACTATTCAGATGCAGATCTTAAGAAATTCCTATCGCCTGAATTCCGTAACAGATTAGATGGTGTTATTACATTTAACAAGTTAAGTAAAGATTCAATGGTAAAAGTTATTAACAAGTTCATTGATGAAGTACGTGATCAGGTTAAAGACAAAGGTATTCGTATTAAGATTGATAAGTTTGCAACTAATTGGTTGTTAGAAAAAGGTTTTGATCCTAAAATGGGTGCTAGACCACTACATCGCATTATTGATAAAGAGATCAAACGTGATCTTGCTAAAATGATGTTATTTGGTGATCTTAAAACTGGCGGGTGGCTAACTGTTACAGTAGTAGATGATAACATTTCACTTGTTGCTAAACCTAAGTTAGCTAAAGTACCACTACTTACTGCTAAAGAAGTACTTACTAGTGTATTTAGTGTTGAAGATGCAGATTAATACTACTAAAAAATTATACAAAGGCAAATACCAGTACAATATTGTGCTGGTATGCGCATTTAGTCATGTATTTAGAGGTCCTGATAGTAATGCATATTTTAATAGAATTAATCGTGAAGAAAAGTTACTTAACACTAATAACACATGGCGATCACCGTTAGATCTAGCATATACTATGGAGATTTATAACAACCTAGCAGATATGGATGACTACAGTACTCGAGTTGAATTTCCTACAGTTACAATTTACACTAATGAATATAGCAACATTATTAGACTACGTGATATTAATGTAGATAAAGTTCGCAGTATTAGTATGCCGCCTGCTAATTTAACAGCAGGTACAGTTTACATGCCAACAATGAACTACGAATTTCGTGTTACTATTGGCAGAACTGAGAAACAGTATTTAGATTTCTTAGAATGGGCAGATGCTATTAACAAATTACGAGTTACTAACGGCTGTAGAGAAATGTTGTTGCAGCAAGCTAGTTACGGCGGCGGGCATTTTTACGTAACCGGTGAAAATATGTTGCTCATGTGTAAAATGCAACTTGCAGGTATAAAACTTACAGTTGACCGGATAGTGCATTAAGTATAAATATACTAATAACACGGGATTAACTATGCGTATTAAAGATCTACTTGAAAATGCTCACTTTAAAAGTGAAGAGTTTATTAAACAATCTGAGGACGGTAATGAGATTGATTTTGATTTAACCGAAGATTTAGTTTTCTTTTTAAACAACGACGACGATGCGTATCGCCGGCACCTTTTACCTGCAGTGTATAACTTTATTGATAAACAAAAAGCAGGTAACAACCCTAAATATACTATTTTTAAAACTGCAGTAGCAGATGGTTATAAACGGTATACTAAAGAATACCCTATGCGAGAGCTACCAACTGAAATAGATACTAAAATTTGGAAGTTATCTTGTAAGAAAATCTTTAATGACGTATCTAAAGATATGAAAGACGGTACTTACGACCACACTTAACATTATATAGAGGTAATAACATGGCAGGAATTGCACATCCTGAAGATCTTATCATTAATGAAGGATCTAACGGCGCCCATCGAGCAGTTAATGAATTAACTAGTCTTTCTTATAACACTAACACATTAACTATCAAATGGGACGGGTTTCCTGCTATAGTTTTTGGTCGCAACAGTAACGGCACACTAGTGTTTGTTGATAAACACATGTTCAAACAAATCGCCGCTGGCAAACTCAACTTTACTACTATTAGAGATTACGATAATGCTCGTAACGTTAATCGTAGTGACCTATGGGACAAAGAAGATATCTTGCGCCCTGCATTAGAAAGAATTATCCCAAACGTAACTGATACTTATTATATGGGCGACTTGTTATGGGCTGGGATTCCTTCTAGTAATACTAATTCATTTGTCTTTAAACCTAACACTGTTGAGTATCAGGTTAAACATAACAGCGACCTAGGACGATCAATTTCTAAC